GTTTTAGCGCCACCGGCAACCGCCGCCATGTTCGGAAGGTTCTCGAAAACAAGATGCGGAAACTGCGAGACGATTTCGCCCGCCGCAGCACTGAGCCCGCCCTTCTCGTAGGCCCCTGCGATTCCATCGAGCCCCGTAGATTGTCCGCGACGCTTTGCGAGTTCTTCGCCGCGTGCGGAACCTGCCTCAGCCGCTTCGTTCGCGTCCCCGAAGATCGACGCCAGCCCCGTCCTGCTGGCGCTTGCAAAGGACTCGACCCCCTTCATAAAGGAGTTCGAAATCGACTTCGAAGGCTCTACAGGTGCAGTAGCGAAAATGGCAGCGATACGCTTCTGCAAGTCCCCCGGTGCAGGGGGAGTTTCCGTACCGCTGCCCATACTGCTCTGCATGGCAGCAAACTGTTGCTGAACCTGCGACAACGGAACATCGTCAGGGATGCCCGTGATCATTCGACCATCAGGAAGCTTTACGCTGTAGGTCATGCTTACTTCCTCGTAGCGGGAAGACTATTGTAAGGAATGTTTCCAGAGCTAAACGGCGCCTGCCCGAGATGCCCAAGCCCTCTAGAAATCATCGCCTTGAAGAATTCTTGCGACTTCTGGAACTCCGGCGAACGCATGATCTGATCCGTGTACACCGAAAGAAGCTCTTGCTGCTTGATTGCTTGCTCTTCTGGAGAAAGCGTAGAGAACTGCGGCGACGCCATGACTTGCTTGACTTGCGCGGTTGCAAGAGCGACTGCCTTGGTCTCTTGCTGAGAAAGCATGTTTGCAGCCAACGTAGCTTGCTGAAGCATTCTGTAATCGCCCCGCGCCTTGGCGTCTTCTTGCAGCTTGGCAATTGCAAGATCAGCAGTCTGGTAGAACTTAGCCCCCTCAGCCTTGGCACCGAACTCCATACCACGAATTCCGAGGGCGTCTTGATAGGTACGATGCTGGCGATCACGTTCCTTGTCTACTTGCGCGATACCGGCAGAAGTGATGTTGTCTTCCCGCGCTCCTTGTTGCAGTAGTGCCGCGCGCTCTTGACCTGAGAGGTCTCGCAGTTCCGCTTGGCGCTGTGCCTTGAGCTTTTGATAGTCATCGAGCCCCGCAATGCCGCCTTGCCCGATGTTGATCATGGCGTTGCGGCTACGTCCTGCCATCATGGCGAGGCCAGCCTTGAGCAGCGATTCGTACCTGTCAGTAGATTCGCGGGCTTTGACGCCCTCTTTTTCCTTACTGATGTCTTCCAGAATCTTGTCTGCGACACCCTTACCGTACTTCTTACGCAACTTCTCGTAACTAAGCTCCTGCTGCACATCCGTCAGGTCAGTTGAAGGGAGGTTCTTCAGATCGAGTTCAGGGAAGGCTCTCCTCGGAACACCCACGCCACCTTGTGCAACGTCACGCGTGATCTTCCAGTCGGGTTCGACGGGGCGACCAGAATATCCTGAATCAACGCCTTTGAAAGAAGGCCAGTCAGAGTAAGCCTCGTTGCTGTACAACCCCGCGCGAGAAGGAATGTCGCGTTCAGGCTGGCGGGTCTTGATGTACATCGGCCCCGGACCCATGCCCGTGTACTTGTCAGAACCCACGTCAGCGAACCACGGCGTCGCGCGCATCCTTGCGATGTTCTCGTCGCTGAACGGGTTGATGCTCTGCATGTAATCAACAAAGCCGCCGCCCGAGAACTTCTGCACCCCGGCTAGGCCCTTGTTGGTCATCTTGTCCACCACAGGCGTTACATCGACAGGCTTGCCCGCGTTCCCCTGCGTGCGAATAGTCTTGCGGCGGTTCATCTCCGCAGCAGCAAGAAACGGCGGTACTTGACCCATCGGCTTACGCAAGTAACCCTCAACGGTCTTGTCGTCCATCATCTGAAGTTCGTTGGCAATTTCGACGAGATTCATTTCTTAACCTCCGAACATCTTCCAAAGAGAGTAAAGACCAGTTCCTGCACCAGCCACTTGCGACCAGATGTTGCCACTACCATCGTTCGTCGTCGTGTTGGTCGTGGAGTTGGTAGTCGTCGGTGTACCGCGCAGGATCGAGTTCATGAACGAAAGCTGCTCGTAGGGCCAGTTACGTTGGGCAGTAAAGTCGTTGTAGCCGGTATCAAGAGACTTCTGGTTGAGATTCTGTTGTGCGCCGCCAGTCGAAAGCTGCAAGTTAGCCAGCGTGTTGTCAGCCCCCATCTGCCCCGTACCCAAAGCGCCCAACCCGGTGCCAGCAGCAATCTGCGTTCGCATGCCTTCTTGATTAGCGGCGCGATCTGCGTTGAACTGCGTAGCGCCAGATGTGTAAGCCTGTTGCAGTCCTTGCGACTGAATATCGCTTAGCCGCTGCATCGTGTTGCGGTCTAGCTCAGACTCCATGACACCATGCCTGTAGCCGCCGTAAGAGCCGGGGCCAAGCTTTGCTGCCATTGAAGTCTTAGCGATGTCGGCATCGCGGATAGTCTCTCGCTTGGCAATGTCAGTCACGTTCTGCGTGTACGGAGACATGTAAGACTGAGCGATGCCCGAATCGGTCCACTTAGGCGCCGGTCCAGTATTGCCAACCGCACCAAGAATCCCGGCACCTTCATTGAAGTAGGCGGGGGTTCGCATGTTGGAGACGAAATCAAACGCTTGCTGCTGAAGCGGCGTGTAATCAGCGATACGTTGCCCGCCGTAAGGCGTGTAAGGCGTGTTACTGAGCGCTTGGGTACGCCCAAGCATGTTCGTCATGTAGTCCGCAGCCCACTGAGGTAGCTGCGTGGTCTGCTGGGTAGTAGTGTTTTGGTCAGCCATGATTACCTCAACGCGGGAGGAACTTGCTAGGGTTGATCTGCGGGGCCTGTTGATCGGTGCCCGTCTTAGCCTTACGAATACGCGCGGTCATCTGATCCAGAACCTCGCTGCCCGCCTGCGAAGAACCGTTGCCCAAGTGCGCGACTACATCGGCGGGAATTACATGCTCGCTACGACTCAGCCTAGCAGGCTGCACCCCATCGATACTAGCGGGAATGCTGTCGCTCATGCCGTCGCCTACCGCCGCGATGCCCCCGCCGCGTTTGTAGCCGGGTACCACATCCGTCTTCAGGAACTGATGCTCTGGATCAAAGCCGGGGCGGTAGCCCGCAGGAGCCGGAGTGTAGGTTTGTTTGGCAACGAATTTAGGTAAAGGAGCATTCCATGCGCCATCAACCGAACCGAGGCCCCCCGAGGCGCTACCACTCGACCCCCCTGAAGCGGAGTCCACCAGCCCGCCCAGCGCGCCGCCGATAGACACTCCCTTGAGGACGGTACCAATGGGGTCGTTCGTGAAGCTGTCCACTGCCTTGTTGAGCAGCGTGCCGGGGAGCCCAGTGACCTTATCGATCCACGAAGGGCCTGTACCAAGGCCCGCTGCAACTGCTTCAGGGGTCAACCAAGTTGCGCCACTAGGAATGCCCGCAGCGCCAGCTTCCATCCACGCGGGCCAGCCTGAACCGCCCACTACTTCGGGCGTAAGTGCTGTAGGCGACTGCATCCACGCAGGCCACCCGCTCATCGAAGCCGCAGCCGCTTCACCAGCAAGAGGGAAGAAACTGCCTGCTGTAGCTTCAGCCATACCTACAGGCCCCGCCCACGGAATCGAAGCCCCCATGCTTGCCGCCTCAAAAGCCGGGAGCGCGGTGCCATTAACAGCGCCGTACGAAGCCACGGGGAACGACTCAGCCGCTGCTCCTAGCCCAGAAGCCCCCTCAGCGCCAAGACCGAAAGCTGGGCCGCCCAGCGCTCCAGCCGCAGCGCCCAAGACCAGCCATGCTTCTTTGTCGAGGCCCGTCGAATCCCACTCTTGAGTGCGGAGCTTGGACATGTCAGGCGCCCAACCGCCATCAGCAGTTCGCATGTAAGGAATTACGGTACCTTCCTTGTCGGCAGTCTTGAACTTCAAGCCGAAGTTGTCAGCGTCACCTTCCCACGCAACGTTACTGGAGTTGTACATCCACTCAGGAATGTTGTTCTGCTGTAACCAGTAGTCGTTGAGCGTGGTGTTGGCATAGGGGTTGTTGAGCCCCCAGCTTCCGCCACTTAGCTCGCCGTAATCGTTCATCTGCGGCGCAGTGTAAGCAACATCATCCGCTCCGAAAGTCGGAAAGGCGGTGTTACCGAACGGAGCCCAAGTGATAGCCATTACTCAATCCTTTCTACAACCAAAGTTAAACCAGCCTTCGCCGTGATGACTGCGGTTGTCTCAGAGCGAAAACGAAGTTGTGCCGTGCCGGTGTTGCCGGTAGTGATTAGCAGTCCGTGACCCGTAACTGGATAGGTGCCAGTCCCCGGCAAGCCAGAGGACACGCCAACAGAGGCATCATCCGCAATAGAGTGCCCGCCCGAGAGCGTTCCGGTGCTAGCGAGTTGATGAAAGAACTGAACATCAATACTCGTCACCGCACTTGACAGGTCAAACTGAAACCCGCAACCCGTAGTAGCGGCAGCGGGCGAGACTCGGCCCATGAACCAAATGCGGTATTTTGCGTTCGCCGCGTAGCTAAACGACAAGCCTGTAAGCGTGACGGGCGTTGTATTCGCGCCGGTTGCTTGGTCGCTCGCTAAGGTTGCGACTGTAGGACTACTACCCCCGGCAGGCGCGGCCCACGTGCCATCAGCGCGCAGGAAGTTAGTCGTTCCGCCCCCCGATGCCGGAGCTAGTCCAGCATCTGAAGAAGAAACGAGCGGCAGGGTTGCACCCGCACCCGTGCTCGACGCCAGCACTCGGGTCGCTGCGGTGTAAGACAAGTCAGTAGCACCGCCACCTGAGTCCGTCTCAACCGCCCAAGCGCCATTCTTGCGAACGTACTCATTACCATCGGACGGCGCATCGGTTAGGTAAGAGCCTGACGCCTGCTTGCCGTCTAGCGCAGCCTGCAAGCCCGTTACATCGCTGATTACATGGCTGTGCGCGGTAGGGGCGCGGGCGTCCGACAAGCGAGAATCATTGCCTTGGCAGACCGTCCCGGCAGTTGTGCCGAAGATCGCAGCGGCAGACAAGGCTTGCCCGGTGAGTGTCAAGTCAATCGAGGACGAATCCGATACCGTGACGGCATCGTGCAACTGCGCGTGCGTGTGCCCCTGCGCAGCAACCGTAACGCCAATATCGGCATCCTTGAGAATCGTGGCGTCGGCAGGCTCGTAGACTCCGCTGTGCGTATGCCCCGTAGTCGCGTAAGCAGCGTTGCCTTCGGTGCTGGTGAGGTACTGAGGGTGAGGATCGCCCGCCGCCTCATGTGCAGCTACAGCGCCTGCCGCCTCGTAAGAGTGCGTGTGAGACGTGGCTGCTTTACCATCGAGCGCCGTCTGCAAGCCAGTCGTATCGGCAATTACATGCGTGTGGCTGACTGGTGCATAGACCCCTGTGTGGTCATGCGTAGTAGCCGCTTTCCCATCCAGTGCCGTTTGTAGCCCCGTAACATCCGCGACAGCGTGCCCGTGGCCCACGGGAGAATACGCACCGTCATGGTTATGCGCTGTAGCAGCCTTGCCATCGAGCGCCGTTTGCAAACCAGTCGTGTCGGCAATTACGTGAGCGTGGCTGACCGGCGCGTAAAGCCCAGTATGCGTGTGAGATACAAGCGCGTAAGTACCTGTGTGGTTATGCGTGCTGGACGAAGGCGAAAACCCAAGCGCACCCGTTACATCAGCGGACAACAACGTAACGTTGCCGATGCGCCCGTTGAAAGCCGAAACGTAATCCCCAGAAGGCGTACCCCCGCCTCCTCCACTAGAACCGCTACCCACCAAAGGCAAAATCCGCGCTAGTAAAACTAGAGCGGAATTCAGAGCCCGGTCCCTCTGCTCAAAAATGCGTTGGTCGTACTGAGCAGGAGGGTTAGGAATGATCGGCGCAGTCCACGCCACTATCGCCTCCCATCTTTACGAAGCCCGATTCGCGGGGTGCCTAACTGCCACGTACTACCCAAGACAGTCGAGCCTTCGATGCGCAAAGTGAATTGCCGCCCCCGCAAGCGCGGGTAAAGCGTGTCTGTGTACTCCTCGACTTCCAGTTCACGCACGCGTTCAACGAGGTTGCGCTTGCCGGAGTAGTAAGGATCGCCAGAGCTATCACGCACCTTTAGCTGCATGCGCAGCGAAGGATTCTCCGATACAGACCCCTCAAAAGATACATCAGGGAGCAGTTTGTAAACAAAAGTGAACCTGTCGCCGTCTTCGATGTCCACATCCGAAGACTCTATGAACTCCCCAAGAGGAAGCGGAACGTCGTTTTCGGCGTCGTCAGTACCGTATTCGTGATACATCACCTTTCCATCGACAGCCGCCATTGGGTAGCGCCGAACTCCGTTGTCAATCCAAGCAGAGCGCCGCATCTTGCCGTTGTACCAGACGTTCTCCTTGTAGTTGAACACTACGTAGCTATCGTTCTCGAAAGAGCCCTTGGACGGGTAGAACCACCAGATTTCGTTCCAACGCTCGTTCGAACCGCTTGTCACTTGCCAGCTTTGCTCAGTGTTGAAGTCGTCAAACACTTCCCGCTTCAACGAGCATTCAAGCGTGTCGATACGCCCGGTGTACAGGAAGAACTTGTTGGTGCCCATCCAGTAAGTAACGTTATCAGCTTGCGCAGCGGCGTTCGGCCCAGCAATCGACACATTCTGATCCACAAGATCAAAGCTGTACACCGGGCCTTCGACAGCGCGCATGCTGTACAACGCCTGATCCGTCCAGATCAAGACTTCTTGCTTGGTCGCCTTTGCAGTGACAATGAAAGACCCAGTAGAGAGGCGGAATCCGCCAGCTTGGTCGGTAATGTCAGGGTGAAAGTCAATAAGGCTTTCTTGGTCGCCCCAACGCACAAGAAGAGGGTCAAAGGCCCCGGACAGGTAATCCTGCGTACCGCAAAGAATGACAAACCTATTGAACACGAGAACATGGTTAGCCTTCGTAGGAGTACTGGCGGCGCCGGGGAGCGTTGAAAGCGGGACCGCGCGCCCACCCGCAGAAACATCCCAGAAGTAGATGTCTCCGCCGCGAGGATTGATGATCAGGTCTTCGCCAAACGCATCTTGAGACCAGAGACGAAGCTGGTTGCCAATGCCCACAACCGCAGGAGAGCCCCAAGTAGAGCGACCATACACACCCGTTCCATACCCTTTGCCCCCGCTGAAGATTGCCTTGCCAACCGAAATTTCGTACTCCGCCAGTGGAGCGCCACCCCCTGTCGCATCGCTGGTAGCCTGCGTGCTCAAGGTAACGGCGTAACTATTCGGCGTGAGAAGGCGAAGTTGGTGCTCCGCGTTCAACTGCTGAACAGTGAACCCACCAAAAGCTACCGCACCAGAAAACGTTACAAAGTCTCCGTCCGCAGCGCCGTGCGCGGGGTCGCTGACGATCACAACTGCCGAGCCAGTAGTCGTGGAGAAAGGGTCGGTACCAAGCGTTGCGGACCTTCGAATAGGCGTGATGTCTGTGTAACGACCGCCCTGCTCGATGTAGTACTTGAGATGCGTTCCGACACCGAGGAGGTTGTTGCCGGTCAACGTCGCCCAATTGAACAGCGAGCGTGCGATACCCAAGAAGGTGTCCGTGGACAAGCGCACCCACCCGCCGATTTTTGCGGCTTGCCCAGAACGGAAACGGACCCGGTTGCAGCGGGTCCATCCTCCTTCATTGGTGAGCGTAGTGACTTCACTATTCACACCGGGCCTAAACAGAAGCTTCTGAATTGGCATGTCTACCTCAGAGAAGCTTGGCTTCTAGCGTGTGTACTCGTTCAAGCAAACCTCTTAGTACTTGCTGATGAATAGCGACTAGCCCGTTGTAATTGAGCCCCAAGAAGCGTTGAGCGTCTTCCTTTACAAGCTGCGGAAAGTAGATGCCCACATCCTGCGCGATGAGACCTAACTCTTCTTGACCGTCCTTGACGTACTGCATGCCCTCGACGCTGTTGATGAACGCGTCGCAGTTCTGGCGGTCGATAGCTTGGATCGCTTTCTTCAGCCTACGATCAGAAGTCGCCGTCATGTTCGCTGCTGACAGTGTTCCGCTAACAGACACGTTGCCACTGATGACCCCGCCTGCGCTGCTGAACGGGGTGTAGCCAAGCGCGGAGACCACATCCGAAGTCTGGGGCATCACCGCGCCCGTACGCCCGTTGTAACTAGTAACGCCCGCAGCACCGCCACCCGTAGCAGTTACAGTGATGTCGATCTGGTTTGCAGCGGAGTTGTCGTTTGCCGCAATGCTGGCGTTGGCCCCCGCAATGAAGTTGAGCTTCTTCTTGGTACCGATAGGAGTACCGCCCACAGACACTTCAATACGCTGCACAGTCGAGTCAGGCACCACTGACAACGTGCGCGATGCGCTTAGGTCTCCACCCCCGGTCAAGCCGGTACCCGAGTTGATCGAGATAGCCGTGCTTTGCGGGGTGTAGCCAAGCGCATTCACCACGTCGCTGTTAGTCAGTACCACCGCGCCAGAGCGTCCGTTGAATGTAGAGACGCCCGCCGTAGTGGACGCGATCAACGACCGAACGAAGCTAGTCGTGGCAATGCGCGTGCTGTCGTCGCTGCCTGTCGGCGTCGGAGCGGTAGGTGTGCCAGTGAAAGCGGGGCTGTCGATCCGCGCAGGCGTGAAACCAAAGGCAGCGGTGAAGTCCCCTGCCTGAAAAGACACACTGCCTGTACGGCTGTTGTAGCTGGTGACGCCGCCAGTAGCGCCTGCGGCGAACACGTTGATGCCGTCGCAAGCAATAAGGTAAGCCTGCCCGCTTGGAACAGTTACAACGTTGCCCGTCGAGGTTTTGATGTTTACACCAACCCCGCCAGTAGTCGAGTTTCTGACTACGTAAAGCTTGGAAGTAGGAGGGATGGTGATGGTGCGCGCAGCGGCTAGAGCCCCTACACACAGAAGCATTACGTTACGTGCTTCATCTATTGCACCGTTCTGTACTTGCAGGGTCTTGTCACCTGAAGCCAGATCGACAACCAAAGCCCCCGCAATAGCTTGATCGAGCAGCGGGCCAAGGTTGGTATTGAGGGTATCCCCCCACGTATTGTCTTGCTCCCCTACTGCGGGGAGTTCCAATCGCAGTAGGGGTGAAAAAGCGCTGGGCATCGTCGTCTCCGTCTAGCGAGTCGTCTTGACAGGTTGCCAAGTCATCGGCCCCATAGTGCGAACAGGAGTCCATCCTGTCCCTGAGACGCCGACAAAAGGCTTACCGGGGATGACTGCGCGGCTCGTATTGACGAAAGCGCCAGCCACGACGACGCTTTCCGTGAAGCTTACCTGCCCTGCCAAGACTTGTCGATACTGCGCCACGACAGCCCCAGCTACCGCCACCCCTACGGAACCTCCTCTGGCAGTAGCTGCGCCGCTCTGAGAGAGGCTGCGCAGCAGGGTTACGTCCATCGCCCCTACCAAGACCTTCCCAGAGCTTGAGCGAGCCTGCGGAGAACCACTCTGCAACAGGTTTGGGAGAACAGTCACATCTATCGGGTAGACCGCTACTTGCCCGTTCCCAGCAGCCGCACCGGGAAGCATCGCGCGGTAGGAGTAGACCAGCGCTCCGGCAAAGCTGTAAGTCTCCGGAACTCTGTTAGCTGCGAGCAACCTCACTGTGCCATTGGTTGACAGACGAAGCACCCGAATTCCTGAAGGAACATCCATCGACACCGCGCCAGCAATCACGGAGCGGTAGGACGTTACAAAGCCCCCCGCTTCAGTCACTTGCTCCGATGCGAAAGAAGCTCCGAGGAGGCGCAGCCCCGCTGCGCCTGAAGAAGCCCTCAGAGTTCGTTGCATGTCAGATCACCGTTACAGGTCCGACAAAAGTCAGTTCCGCCGTGTCAGGAGTTCCGTCTTGATTAGAAACAATCAAAATGCCTTGGTTGTCTCCAACAGAAAGCGTAGCGGGAGCGCTTACAGCGAAGACCCCAGACCCGTCGATACTGGCTCCAGTACCGCTAGCCGCAGCCGCTTCGGTTCGCATTGACGTAATCGAAGGCCACCAAGCCCACCACAGGCTTGTAGTACCTGCGCCACTCACGATGTTGCCGTTAGCTTGCGCAATCGAAAGCTGAAACTGAAACCGCCGCTGCGTAGTAGTAGCCGCAGCAGACAACGCAGACCACGCGGACCTATTACCGGCAGCGTCGTAGGCTCTCGCCTGCACCTTGCGCGTAACGCCTTGAGAAAGCCCGCTCAACGTAACAGAGAGGGAATTTCCGTTATCAAAAACAGCGCCGACATTCGCGTTACTTCCGTCAGTGGCTTGAATCTCGTACCCGGTAACAGCAATGTTATCGGTCGAAGCGGCGTAACTGAATGTGAGCGACGTGGTATCAGTAGCCGTATTAGTAGGCGTGCCGGGAACAGTGGGCGCTTGAGTATCCGCCCCACCTTGCGGTGACGTAACAAAAAAACGATCTACATGTACGCCTTCGTACGCAGGAAAGGCCCCGCTAACTCTAAACCCTACTTGGTTCATCGAAGCTACGGTGGCATCCGTAAGCGTCAATACTTGCTGTCCGTTTACCCAAGCAGAAATTTGATCATCTACACATTGAACTGCAAAAGAGGCCGCACCTCCAATTGCGGGTTTTGTGAACGCATACGCGCTCCCAAGCGCCGTAAGCGCCGAAGCGCCAGAATACTTGTAAAGCTGGATTTTCCATGTAGAAGCGTCGTTATTTGTGACTCTCGCAAGATAACCGCCAGCTATCTGCGCGTTGTAAGAATCCCACTGCAAGCGTGCTATAGGCCCAAAATCCGTACCCGAATCGTTTACACGGTAAATTTCGTAAACAGCCATGTAATTATCGGTCGGATTATCAACTAAGGAAGCTCTGAAGCTTCTTGTGGTATCCCCAGCAGCACCCCGGTTAGAGAGCACTTTAATCAAACTGGCTTCTTGATCGGCGGCGACCAGATTCGCGCCTATTACAGGAGCTACAGACAAAATGTTCGTGTTATCTGCCGCTGTAAAAGCCATGTCGTAGTGAGTAGCCATGTCTAAGCCTTTTCAGAAGTCTTTACAAAGAAAATCGGCGCATTGTACCCAGTTGACAAAACTAGCCCGCCAAGCTCGGGAACCCACTTAAACTTATTGATGCTTGTAGCCATGTTCTCAAACGAAGGACGAGAGCTTCCGGCGACAGCTATCTCTTCAACAAACAAGGTACACGTAACTTTATCTACGAGCGTTATCTTGAACAAGTTGAATGTCGCATCTGTCGTAGCGCGTGCTTTTAACGCCCAAAAACAGAGGTTGTCATCGTCCCAAGCTAACGAAACGTCCGAACCATTAAACCTACCAGAAGTAACCGCAGGCCCTGTCCATGAACCAGAAGTTCTTTTAGTAAATGTATCTAGCTCGATCAACTTAGGTGACGCGAGCGACCCAGACTCTCCAAAAACACATACGTTACTTACAGGTTCAATAGCTAAAGGACGGTACGAATACCCTGCAAAACTACCAACATCCCCGCTAGCTATGTTGGGTGTCCAAGAATTTGACTCCGGGTTATACAAATGCCACGCGCCGTCACAACCGCCGACAACTTGTTCAGTCCAAGGACTTTTAACGTAACTTCTATCGGGATAAATCCCCGCCGCAGGCATATCGGGGGCGTAATTAAGCGTCCATATCTTTCGAAGTCTCCAACCACGAAAACGCGTGTACCCCATTAAAGTAACCCCCGTCTGAGGGCCATACCATTTGCGAGCCAAAACGTACCCAAAGATCGAGGTTATTAAAAAAGTGACAGCTTGTGTACGCGTGTACAGCTACTGGCGTTTTTTGCCCATTAAACACGCTATCAGGCCCAGAAGAAAGCGCTTTGTTGAACTCAAAGTTTCCGCTATCCCCCGGAACTTGAATACACAAACTAGCTGGAGTGGGCGGTAAAGGAAGCGACCAGAAAGGAGTCTCTGCGTTCAAAGTAAAACTAATAATGCCGTTTCCGTTGCTTGCTCCTGCTCCGCCCCCACCGTGAAAAAGCAACTGCGAATCTTTTCTGCGCAGAGAAACGCTACTGAACTGCCACACGTCAGTACCTGACAACCCTAGCAAACAGCCCCTACCGTTACCTCCTAAAGAAGCGCTTGCGTTTTCCGCGCCTGCCCATTTACTCCGAACGGCTCTTGCGCCGCTAGCATCAGAAACATTACTAGCTGCTACGTGAAAATTGCTGTTTGGAAACTCATGCCACGTAAACAAAGGAAGATTCGAAAGCCAAGCGGGTACGGGCTTCCTTCTAAGCGCATACGAAACTGTTTTTTGACCGCCAAAACCATCCCCTATCGGATACCCAGATTCATTTACAAGCCCGTAAACTAAGTGCGATGTGTTGCTATCGTAAAAAGTAAACGTGGGGATGTTCCACCCCAAACCATCTGTATATTGCGCGTGTGGAACTTGAGTTAGTTCGACAGCCCCTGTAATAAGATCGACCAACACGCCCGTATTAGCGCTTCCATAGTCTCCGTTAAGCATCGGAGACTCCGGACGCCCGCACTGCCCATACTGAAAGTTATTTCCCCAGCCAGCAGGAGGATCACCCAACAAGGCTCCTTTCGGTCCTTGTAACCACGAGTACCACTTTCTAACTTGCCCGTCCATTACAACAGTGGAACCCCCCGACAACGTTAACCCTCCTGTAGGGGGCTTCCCCTAGAAGTCCAGTTAATAGTGCTGTTATCGCTGGGAAGCCCCGCACGCGTATTCGGAAGCGTAAAACGAAAAATGTAACGCGTCGGGTTATTGAACATATCTGACCACATTACCCAAAGCCATCTATTCAGTACATCAATAGCAAGGCAGTGGAGCATCTCTCCATCTTGCGCCAACTCAAGCTCTGGCTGATCTACACGCGCTTTGAAAGCGAACTTTTCATTTCCCGGTGTAGCCGGATCAAACGCGTGTATGTAAGAACCGGCTGTACCGCCGTGAAACACGTAATCAAGTACAGGGTCGTAGAAAGCACCACCTACTCGTTCACTTCCTCGCGCACCAAGACCCTGTTGTTGGTAAATAACCCCGGTATTACGCCACTGAGTACCTTGCGCTTTGAAAGGGTTGAATTCCATTACACGTTCAACCACAGGAATTTTGTTCGCTGGCGCATCTGAACCATTCCCGTAGTTAAAGCCCCCTACCTGGCAAAAAACTCTCCGCTTACTATCCCACGTTACTGAGCTACAGTCATGATGCACAGGGTAAACATTTCCGTCCGCAGGCCAGTATGGGTGCTCAAGTTTCCACCCGTTAGGAACGGCAGTATTTCTCCAAATACTCGGGTTCAACGACCAAATACGTTGTTCCCCTGAATTAAGGTTGTCTCCTCCGATAAAAAAATACCGTCCGTCAGGCATCCCGATAAAGCGTGCTTGTTTACCAGCGTAAGAAATACCGTTGTTGTTGTCGCCTGAGTTTAATGCCGCGATGCGTTGGATAGGCTGCCAACCTGTAAAGAAGCCGCTTGCAACTGGCGGCGCTTGTATGTTCGCGGAAAACGCTACAGAGTCAGTAGACAGCCCGTTGGCTGTGGCCCGCAACCTGAAGTTGGCGATGTTCCCAGCAGCTACCGTACCGTCATAGCGAAGCCCCACCCCGACAATAGTGAACCCGGAAGGTAGGGGGTTGATAGCTGTAATCGTAATTGCATGCCCTTGAGCATCAGTTACGGGAAGCGGATAGGTGTAAGCAACGCCCTCCGTGTACACAGGGTTGATAGACCCCCACGCAGGAGGAGTATCGACAACACCCGCGCCACGAGCAGCAGGCGTACCGCTAGCAGCTACACCCCCGCTAGCGCTCTTGTTAGGAATCCGGATAGTCGGCATAGGTTAAGCCTGTTGCGTGTAACGAAGAACCCAAGGATCGATGCCAGCACCCGCCTGCGAAACAACAAGGTTGTTGCTGCCGTCGAAACTGACGCCGCTGCCAGAACCCGCGACAATCGACACAACGATGTCTCTGCCAGAACCGGGACCACCGACCGTAAACGTGCGATGTACAGCATCGTTACGGTCGCGCACCTGAAGCTCAGTAACAGTGCCCGTCTGAGCAGCAGTAGCCGCACCAAGGCTCAAGTCCATGTCCCCGTTCGAAGGCGTAGTGATGCCGGTAGTGAACTGCCGAATCAACAAGGTAGCCCCAGCCATCCAGCAAAGCGAAGGCGCTGCAAGCGGCCCAGCAGCCTCCAACACTGTCTTGCGTCCGGTAAGCGCCGCGTTGCGATCAACCGTAGTAGAAGTAGCCATCTCTATTCCTTATTGCTGGATACGGAAAGTAGAAGCGCCGACCGAGAACGGCACGTTGCTTGGTGAACGAACCCCGCCGAAGTCATTAAACATTACAACCTCGTCAGCAGAAGCCGCACCGCCGCGCCGCACGTAATACACAACTCCTGCCGCGCTGAAAGTAGCGGGGTCGATGTTGAGCGCCCCCAGAACCAAATCGATACGGTCATTTACGCTATCGACAGTCAGTGACACCGACACAGGAAGGCCCCCGGACGTATAGCCCCCGCCTGTAGCAAGCTCACCAGTAATATCGCTGCGGAACTGGTGGCCCTTCTTGTCAAACACGTAGCTCGCTCCGACCAACATCGCGTAGTAGGTCAATGCGTCGAGGTCTCCGACCAGACCCTGTACGCGACGCTCTTCAAACTTGTTGTAGCACCCTGAAGCCATCATTCACTCCTTTGTTTGGTAATGAGTTCCTGCAAGCCCCTCACTTGTTCTGCGAGGGAGTCAGCCGCTCTTGCGTTTTCTTCCGCCAAGCCGTCAGCTTCTCCAAGTAGCTCCCCGAGGGCGGCGGCTCGATCATCAGGTTGGCCGGTGGGGGAGGGAGTTGCACGGGCGTAGGCGGCGATAGCTGCGCGCAACCGCTCGCTGTCAGCCCTAGCCCCAGCAGCAGCCCTAGCAAGCTCTTGCTTCTGCGCTTCGTACTTCTTGGAAACCTGTTCCTGAGTCTCTGCATAGCTGCGCTCCTGAAGCCGCGCAGCTTCTTCAGCCTTGGCGAGAGCCTTGGAATGCTTCTCCCGAAGCGCTGCCACTTCTGCGCTGCCAATAGTCCACCCAAAGTAGCCCCCACTGAAAAAAGCCGCGAGCGCGAGCGCTGCGGCAAGAAAGACCTTGATCGGCACTCCATATGGTGCGAACGGAAGAATCACTGCCTTTCCTTTCGCATACTGTGAAGTTTTGAGACAAGATGCGCGTAACGGTATGCGCCCCACCACAACCAAACGCTAAGGGTGATCAACATCGTAGTAAGTAACCACAACCCGAAGATTTGAGTAGTCTCTTCAGTAGCTGTAATAGCCAACAACAAGAACGCAAACGAAGTGACCGAGAAAACGAACAGCACTATCTTTACAACAAAACCGTCGCTCTTTGAAGACTGGTTTGCTCGCCAAACAGTCCACAAAAAAATCGAGCTTGCCGCAAGAGCCAGAAGCTTGTGAGCTACATCCATACTTACCTCACTTGTTCCCGCCGCCCAACCATTTCTGGCGCAAGTCTTCAGGGAGTTTCTTCGCTACTTCCACACTAGCTTGGATGAGGATGAGGATGAACAGCCCAAGAAGGAACGCAACACCGAGTTGGTGAGAGCTAAGAAAGTCGTTTTGATGCGCGACAAGCGGCGTTGTAAAACCCGCCGCCACGGTACTAGCTAGAACTCTAGAAAGCGCAGACAAGAACTTCTGGGGCTCTGTAACCAGCAGAATGATCACCGCCCCTGCAAACGCAGCTACCAACGCTGAGATAGGGATACCAAAAAACTGATGCGAAAATCTGTCCAACCACAACGCAGTGATGCCCGCAACTACAGAAGTAGCTGCGGCGGTGTTAGCGACATCAGCCACGGCTTTACCTTTCTATTTAACAGTCTTCGCCTTGGCCTGCTTAAGTGGCGGATCGACCTTTTGTTCACGTAACAGCGTCTCAAGGTGTTGAATCTGCGATGAAGCCAGCGTCAGGTCTGCACGAAGAACGACGTTCTCAGATGCAAGTTCGTTACGCTGCTTCTCAAGAAATGCCATGATCAGTTCTTCTCTACTCATACAATCCACTCCCATTCAATAGTTACATACTCTTGTTGAGTACGGCCAGTCACATTATCCGTAACGACCACACTCAGAATCGTTTCCCGCACTCCACTACCGGCGCTAAAGGAGCCTGTGTTGAAATTTACGCTGCTGCCAGTCGTGCCGCCAGAAAAGCCCCCCGCCGCAGTGTTTGAGAACACACTCCACGAATACGCGAAGTTGCCCGAACCGTTGGCAAGTAGTACCTGAACAGAAGTGCCTTGCACACCCGAGCCAACAGTCCCTACGAAAATAGGAGACGCAGGGTTGAACCCCGTGATGGTGAACGGCGTCACCGCAGGCGTTGTCCACGCCCAGTTAATAGTTACGTCTCCGAACGCGGTTGCTCCTGTAATGAGGTCCGTGATAGTGCATCTCACGACTGCATTGCCGGAAGCAGGGGCGGTTTGTCCTGACGTAGCTACCGTAGCCGTGGCGCCCGCAGAACCCACGATGTAGGTTCCGACACCACCTGTAGCTTGCACAGTCCACGCGAAAGAGAGGCTTCCAGAGCCCCCGGACGGCGTACAAGAAATCGTGGCGTTGAGAACCCCGTTACCCTCAAAAGAAACTGGGATAGGGCTAGGCGGAGTGAACCCAGCAACAACCACAGGAGAGAAGCCGCTTCTACCCAGCAAGTCAGAGAAGCTTACGGGGCCAGCAGTCTTTCGTGCAAGGTGCAAAACATCCGTATCGAGCAAGCTGATGGGATAGGCACGCGAGGGGTTGAAGAGCTTGAGTTCGTCAAGCACTTGAGACATGCTGATAGGGTACGCACTGGGTAAAGTCATTACTTCGCCTTCAGTTTGATGTTCTCTTGCTCCAACCTATTTACTTCGTGCTCAAGCCAACTAGAGCGCCGTTCCTGTTTGATGAGAAGCCGCTCAGTAGCGACAAGAAAAGCCCTGTCTTCCCGCCACCACCGAACGGCTTCGTCGTAATCAGCGGGAAGCCCTTTTTTACGGGGTCTTAATGAATCCATTGCACTGAGCCCACACAGCTTCCGCAGCAGCCTTGACCCACGCAGCGTCGCGCGTTACGTCCGTCTGAATGCCTTCGGGCGTCGTAGCCGTGGAAGGCTTCATGTAGTTGTAAATCAAATTGTTGAGCAGCGAAGATTTGCGATCCGCGTCAGAAGTTGGGAAAGTCGTGTTCTTGATGGCGTCAGTGTTTGCCACAAGAGCTTTCGCGTTGTCGCGCATTGCTTGAACATGATGCGCTTGCAGAACTAGCCCAACATCAGCATCCTGCACCAACGCTTGAAGGTCTTGATCGAGAGCCATTAGCTCCTCCTTTGTGTAAACATTAACGAACGTCCTGACGAGGCTCGCCACTACGGTAGGAATCTTGCCTGTTCCATCCGTAAGCGTGCTGCTTGATCTGCGGCAGTAATTGAGCGTACATAGTGTCCGCATTTTTCACCACATCCTCTTCGGCCTTCTGGAAGCGAACTGCTTCGCGCATCACCGCCCAGAAAAGAACCTGTACAAACTGCGTTGAAAGCATGGTCGTAGCCGCGTCATCAGTAGTGATCGACTCCGGGTACGCGCGGTAGTTCAACTCCGTTTCGTAGTCTGCGTCAGGCGTAGGCCCGAGCAGCAGTACAGCATCATCGTAAAGAGCGTAGTACTCGGGGAGCCCTTCAACAGTAGCTACCGGAAAAGCCTCACCAAGGAAGGACACATCCTTTACAAGCAAAAACTTTCTTCCTTGGGGGGTGTTTATTGACACTGAGAGCACCGACAGAAGCTCATCTGGAAGGTCAAGGAACTGCAACCCCCTAGACATGTAGCCAATGGCGTTGCGTTTCAGCGATGGAAGGTTGGCATCTTGATAGATCGCCTTTTCCGCACGAAGAACCATCCCCTTAAGTTCGTACTCAAACTCCTCGGAGAAGTCATCGCACATCTGCTTTACGCTTTGCCTGAGTTCGCTGTAGTTCATTTGATCTTCGACCAGTTGCTTCCGATGTTCTTGTTCACAGTCGCAAGCTTTGCGGGCTTAGTCGCCTTTACAGGCTTTAGCGGCTTGGGCGCCTTCATCACAGAAGCGGGCTTAGGCAGCGCGGGTGCCTTGAGCATGCTCTTTGGGGACGGAATTTTCATGACAACTTCCTCGATTCCTCAAGCCCCGTATCTGGGCGCGGATCGCGCAAGGGCTTGTTGTCGTCGGTCTTTACTTGATCAATGAAGTTCTGCGGATGATCAGGGTCGTAGCAATCACGGCAAACCTTGTTGCCTACTGGCGAACCTTTTACAACCTCCCCTCGCAGAGACGAGAGCAAGAACTGAAACCCGCAGCGGTCGCAAATTCCAAGCGCCCGAGACCCCCGCGCAAACTGCCCCATCACGCTCTCCTGACGGAAGGGATCGCAAAGAAGCTTGAACGATCCCGATCAGCGCTCTTCGCTAGCTGCCACTGCTTCACGTACTCAGCCTCAAGCGCTATCTTGTCAGCGTCCTTGGTCTTCAAGCCGATGTAGTAAGCAAGCCCCGCTGTAAGCGCAGGTAGAAAGCGAAACGGCACGTCCGCATATTCAGTACCCGCAGTCATGTCTTGAATGCGCCGTAAGCGCCAGTAGATCAACTTCTGCCCATCCGCAGCAGGCACAGGCCACAGCGTGAGCCTAGTACCGTCTCTAAGACGCTCGACCACGTACTGCGAAGGACGCCCTTCCAACAGCTTCGAAGAAATCGTCGTGTAATCAGCCATCGATTTGCGGGTCAGGCTGAAATCCGTCTGCTTGGAAGGGTCGTTAGCGTTGTCACGCACCACCGCCTCTAGAACGTCGATGGTGTCCCTGTCGATGTCGTACGAAGCTTGACCTTTTACAAGCGTCACGCTTTTATCCTCCATCGTCCAGAAATTAATCCCCTTGTTGCCCCACTCAAGCGTAAGAAGGTTCAGGCTACGACGAGCAGTACGCAAGTCGTAGCCTGTTCTCATCTCCCGCCCGCAACGCTCAAACGCCTCCTCAGCTATCTCTAGGAAGTTGATGTTGAACAGCGCGGTGCCGGAAGTAGCCATTAGCAGCCCCGCTTACCTACCTTGCCGCCCTTCTTGAACGGCATAGCAGGCGCAGCCTTGCCTGACTTTGCGGCCTTGCCTTTGGCAGGCGGCATCGCAGGCTTACCCTTCATGAACGGGGGCATTTTTCCAGTAGCCATTACACAACCTCCACAACGGTTAGTTTTACAGTACCCGTGCCAGCAGAAGCATTGACACGGAGTGCAACGACAGGAGTCGTGTACGCCCCCTCCTTGGTAGCCGAGCTAGAACCCACGGACGCGTTTGTGTACCACACCGGAGTAACGGCGGAGTCCATGATGTCGTCGTAAGTATGCTCAACAGTGTAAGTAACGGTTCCAGTAACTTCCGCTACAAACCCGACAGAGAAAGACCCGCCATCGCGGTTAAGCAATAGCGGGTTGGTCGTGCCGACGCCCGTAACAGAAACAGAGCGGGGCTTCATCAGTCACCCTTAGCCAGAGACAGGAGCGTAAACGCCACCGTCGCCGCGTTGGATGTAGCGCACCGTCACACGAGCAGCGCCCGTAGTAACGCCGGTGCCGCCTACCGTGAAAGTCAGGGTGCGCTCAACGCCGGTAGCGTCAACAAGCCCAGCCAGCGTGAGCAGCGTCCGCGTGTCCACTCGACCGCCCGAAGCCACGTTGCCTGCTGCCATGATCGCCGTAGCAGAACCGCCAGCTACGCCCACAGAGACAGTTGGCGTGGTGCCGTTGAAGCCAGTCGTGACATCCACATCCACTTCAACAGCTTGCGCCCAAGCAGGCAGGATGATGCTGCTGGTCTTCGTAGTGTCGCTACCGGCAACGGTGTCGCTCTGAGCCAAAACGACGAGGCCCGTATTACGCGCAGCACCTTCTTTAGCGGTGCCACAACGAATCGGGCCGGAAAAAGTCTGGAAAGCCATTTGTTACTCCTTGCGCTTGAAGCCGCCAACGTTTGCGCAACAGCCGGGACTGTCGCTGGCGGTGAGGCCCGGTAAAGGAGAAGGGGCCGAAGCCCCCTGTATTACGACGAACCCGGCGAGCCCCAGAGAGCGAGCGGATCGCTGTAGCCGAAACAATAACGCTCACGCGCCTTGTAACGAACGTTGCCCGTATCGAAGTCACCTTCCATCTTGGTAGACATCCCGACACGGGTGAAGTGCTTGAGCCCGTTAGGAACGTCCGTCATCAGGAACCACGCGTTCGGGTCGGTGAGGAAGTTGTTGATGGTGTAACCACCGGGAACAACACCCATCGACTTGATCGCGTTCAGGTCGTTGTCCGAAGTACCCACGCGCTTCTCAGTTTCGAGCAGACGCTTGGCAACGAACATCAGTTGCGGCGGGATGATCAGCTTACGACCGCGCGCAGCAATCAGCAGACCCTTCTCATCCGTCCACTGCGTCATCTGGATGATGGCAGCTTCCAGCGAGGTTTCGTTCAGGTCCGCACCAACCGCAGGACGGTTGGAGTTGACGCCACCGTTGAGCAGCGGATGCGAAGTGCTGCACAGCGAAACACCGTCGCCACCGACAAACGAGCCAGAGAAAGCGTTGTTGAGAACGGAAGCCGCCTTCACTTGCTTGGTGTACGACATTGCCCGCGCAAGCGCCTTGGTGTAACGCCGGGAAGCCGTGTCGTACAGGTTGTCTTCCATCGCCTCTTCGGTGATGGCGAAACCAAGCGCGATGGTCTCGTGGGTGTAGCGAGCAGTCCACGCTTCTTGCGCTTCCGCGTAAGCGATTGCGTAGCCTTCCGTCTTGTTAGGCGCCGCACTGAAACCGCCGAGCTTGGTTTCTTCTTCGAACGAACGATTCGAAGATTCCGTCTCGTAAATCTCAGTGTGTTGCGCCTCGTAGCGCGAGTACTCAAGACCGAACAGACCATTCAGGCCCGGAAGCAGTTCCTTGAGCATTTGGGCACGAGAGATTGCCATTTCTTACTCCTTACAGTCCGGTAGAGTTGTAGTAGGCATGCACGCCGTGGTTCAGCTTGACGATGCAATCCGTGTACGCATCACCGGGGGTCGAACCGCCGCCATCCACAAGATCAACAATGCGAACAGCCAGCGTCGCCGTAACAGCAATGGAGCCGTGGGTCAGGCTGACCTTGGAGTTGCCCGTGACCGTCGAACCGTTGCTGAAGTTACCCAGAGGAGCGTTCTTACCAATCGAAGCCTTGGTGACAGCGCCAGTCGCCTGAACCACGTAAAGCTGGTCAGGGTCTTCGTAAACGCGAACACGGATATTCGTGTAACCCGAGTTCACAGCATTCGCAGGAAGAAACTGCGAATGCACTTCGTACTTCAGTACGGGGTCAACGTAAGTACACCCCGCAAACACACCCACGACACCCGCCGTCGAAGTAGTAGGCGTCGCAGTAAGCGGTACAGGTTCGCCAGCACTGATTTGAATCAGATCGCCACTGAAAAGCCCCGTGGCAGAGTTGGCAGACATGCGGTACTCCCGCATTCCGCCACCGTTGTTAGCCTGACCGCCGATCATGTTGATCGGTCGGAGACCATACGGGTTTGCAATCGAAGACATGAATTCCTCCGTTACTTAGTTCCGCTACCGAATTTTTGCTTACCAAACTCAGTCAAGGACTCTTCGTTCTCGACGAGGATGGGCATCTTTGGACCTTCCGACTGTTTGTACTGCGTGTTCACCGCTTGAAGTTGGTTTCGCGTCTGCTGATCGTAGTAAGCATCCCGCGCCATCACCATCTCTTCGGGCATCTTGCAAAGTACAAGACCGCCGATTTCAACAAGACCCTTCTTGTTCGGAGCAAGCGCCAGTTCAGGATGATCCTCTGCCTTGACAGGTTCCCAGCCTTCCCGCGACTTCTTCGAAACGTTTGCAGGGTCGTCAATACCGACAACCGAAACAGCTACCCAGCGAAACTTGTAACCATCTTGCGGATCAGGCGTCGGCAGCAAGCTTGGCGGGGTGTACTCGCGTGCAAGACGCTCACGAGTTGATGCAGTGCGCTCTTCAGTAGAGCGAGGGTTACGATCAGCCATTGTTAATCTCCAAGCGCCGCTTTTCTTTGGCGTAAGTTTGAAGATCGATGCCCAACTGCTCCGCGATGCGGCGCTCCGAGGCTGTAATGACGATCTTCTTGGGAGTGGAATTCGGCGTGCGCGCAGCAGGCGCAACGATTGAACTAGGTTTGCCCTTGGAAGGTTCGGTGGGCGAGCCACCACCATCATCAGCGGGGAACCTATCGGGGAAGACAGCGAGGAGACGCTTGTCTAGCTCCGTGTAGTAGGCGTCGGTAGCGGGGTCAATGCCCTTCCGAACGAGGTCTTCATGCAACCCTATAGCCACCCGAGTCATTGACTGGTCGCGCTGGAACCAAGGGTTTCGATTCCACCACTTGACCAGCTTTGGGTCGAAATTGGCTGGAGTAGTCGGGGGCATTTGTACAACACGCCCGTCAGTTTGTCTACCCCCTTCGCCCGCAGCCCCGTCCGCAGGCGCCTGCACAGGTGCTGCCTGCGCCGCCGTCTGAAGCTTCCAGACAGCCAGAGAGACCGCCTCCTGCGCGTCTGCGACCTTCTCAGAATCGCCCGACTCGTACGCCTCAGCCAGAGCCCGCTTCGCCTGCGCCAGAGACTTGTCAGCCGCCTCCTTGGAAGACTCCGCAGCAACTTTCTGAGAACCGACAAGCTCCCTACGGGTCTGCTCAAGCTGCGTCAGTGCTGCCCGCGCGTAGTCCACCGCAGCATCCCGCTCGCGCTGCGCCGCCTCGCGCTGCCGCCGCTCGTCATGCTGCGACCGCTTGAGCTTGTTGATGCGCTTCTGCACTTCCTCCGAGTACTTGGCAATGTCCTCGTCCGGAGCGATGTCGTCGGGCTCTTCACCCAGCGGCACCCGCCCGCGATCTTCTTCGGGAGTGTCGTCTACAACCTCAATGTCAAGTTCGTCCTTGCCTTCGGCAGGAGTACTTTTCTCGTCGGGGAACTCAAACTCTTCACCTTTGTAATCAGCCATGTCTTACCTCACACGCGAGAGAAACCACGCGGATCATCCACAACGGCTTCCACCATGTCGTCATTGATGATCCGGAACTCTTGACCTTCCACCTTGAAGCGCGTACCGGAGTAAGCGCGGACAAGAACGAAGTCACCCTTCTTACAAAGGGGACCGGAAGGGAACTTTTTCGCATCTTCGTAAGCGTCGGGGCCGAGTTCAATCACAAAGAGAACAACAGTGCCGATTTCTTCGTGAGAAACGGTAGTACTCGACTTGACGATACCAGAGTCGTAACTATCGCTCGCCTTCGGAACAGCACAAAGAATCTTGTAACTGACCGGCTGCGGCATCTTGCGGGGATTAACAGTTGGAACGTCCATTAGCGATTTCTTTCCTTTTCAGCGCAGTCATCAAGAAGATCAATTGCTTTGAGAAGACCGCGACGTTCTCCAAGCAACGATTGATACGACTCCCAAGAAGAAGCTCCGCGTAGAACAAGCCCTTCGTTTCTGTAAAGCTCTTTTTGCAGAGCTTCTTTCATCTCTTCCCTGTCAACCTTCACTACGGTTCCTTTACATTTTGCAGCGCTTTCGCAATGCGCCGGGTCCAACTGCGCGAATAACGCGTCCAAGTTTCACTGCGAAGCAGCCCTTCAAGACGAAAACCGACGAAACGCGAGGCCAATCTTCCGGGGTCAGCTTTCGCAATCGCAGCCTTCGTCTTAGGCCCAATTACACCATCAACAGTGACCCCTAGAGCCGCTTGAAGCCACTTTTTCGTCTGAAAAACGCCGCTATTTACAGCAGAATCGAAGACCAACTCAGCGATTTCTACGGGTAAAAGCGGCCCTTCGACCAGCAACCAGTAGTCCTTGTAGTAAATATCGACCGCATCCTCGACAGTGAGCGCCGCGATGTCGAGTTGAGGGTACGCAGCAGCCGAAATACCGTACTTCGTACCCTTGAGGATGCCTTTTCCGACGACTCCAGTCGTCCAGTTACCCCGATCTTGAGGATCGTAAGTAAGGCCCCCCTCCGTATCGATGATTCGCCTGACAATTTCCTCAAACACGCCTACTCCTCCTTCTTCGAAGACTTCTGTTTGGACTGACCTTGCTTCGAAGCATTGGTCATGGCACTCGTCGCAGCCGTGAGCGCGAGCTTCTTACGCCCTTCGCCTTCCTTCATCTTGGCTTTGGCGATGTCGGCCCCGATCTTGAACGCACCTTGCTTGGCAGCATTGGCTTCACGCTGTCGGTCGAGCATCAACCTGCCCGCCGCGATGATGAAGTCACGTTCGCTGTCCTTGGCCTTGCGCTCACTGTCGAGCTTCTTGAGCCCCAACTCCTCGCGTTGGATCACGCTCAACGGATCGTTCTCGGTCTTCTTGGCTTCTTCCGCAGCGGCGCGTTGTTCGTTCTGCTGCAACACCATCTGAGAGGCTTCTGCCAGCATCGGACTGAGTTGCGCTTCGATTTCAGGCGGCAACGGCTGATCAGGCGGCGGCAGCGCGACACCCATCGCGCGCTCCATCTGCTGCCGATACGCGAACGCCATGTGCTCCATGATGTGCGCCATTACAGCGCCCTGAATAGCCTGCGCGTTGGGGTTCTGCCCGAGCGTCTGAGCCACCCACGGGTCTTGCAGCATCGCCTTGTGTACCTGCAAGTGCGCCATGTGATCCTGCATGATGAACGCCTTCGCAGGCTTGCCGGTCATCAACGCGGAGTTTTCCGACACCGGATCGGTCGGCTGAGGCTCGTTGGGCGGCGGCAGCAGCTTGTCGATGTTCTTGACCCCGAACACGGACAGCATGCTTCGATGAAGCTCTCGCTGGTCGTAAAGATCGGGCGCCGACTGCGCCAGCATGTGAACAGCCTGCCACAAGATGATCCGCTGGCTCATCGTTGCAGCGTTCGGGTCACTCACCGGAATCACGTCAACCAGTGCGTAGTCACCCTTGCGCGTCGGCGGCTCGCTACCCGTGTACGGAACCTCGTACTCGTACTGCTCCGACATGTAAGTAGAGACCAACCGCTTGATCAGTTTGAATTCGCGGCCTAGCGAAGCATGCGTGCGCGCCTGAATGGCAGTCAACGAGCGCAACATCCGCTCCAGCAGCGCCAGCGTCGTGCCTACCGGAGCCTGCGCGCTCATGTCGGAGAGCTTCAGATCGCTGGTCGCGGCCAAACGCTGCGTGTCAGCGATCAGGTCTTTCATCAGCGCCGCCAGCGTGCCGCTCGGTTCCTTGTAAGGAAGTGCGAAGAAGCTCTGCGAGAGCGTCTGCCCTGCACCTACGTCAATGTCGCGCCACTCTCCCGGCTTGATTGCATCCGAATCGTTCGTGATGCGCAGGTTCGAATCGCGGAACCCGGCAGGCAGGTTCGACAGCGTGCCCGCATCGATCAACTGGCGCAGCGTGGAAGTGATTGTCTCGGCGGAACCGCCGATCAGGTGCAGCAGCCCGAATCCGTAAGGCCCGAAACCGGGGATGTACAGATACTTGATCAGGTGTTCCTTGGGAGTGAACGTCGTATCGCCCTGCTCCCAGTTACGCCGCACGCCAACGATGCGGTTGTGCGTCACCGAGAAAGTGACGATGTAAGGCTTTTCTTCAGGGGATTCTTCGCCCTCAGCTTCTGTGCTGTCGAGGTTCTTGAACTCGTAGGGCACTTGCGTCTCGTAAAGAGTGTGCAACTCCTGACTGACTTCCTGCGTGCCTGCGAGCTTGTCCTTCTCCTGCTTGATGGGATCGGTCGAGTCGATTGCCGGGGTCTGCTCCTCAAGATTCTCGGGCAGGTAATAGAACCCCTTGTCCACCAAGGCATCGAAGAACGGCTCTGCGTACTTGAGCCTTCGCGTCACACGCTGCGAGAACTCCAGCGCCGTCGAGTCGTAGGGCAGGATCACATCCTCGGCGCTGACGTAGCGCACCACAGGACGTGCCACCACGGGGTCGTAGTACGCGATCTTGA